AGATAGCTAAGTGTCCCCGTGCCTTCGTTCACTACTGAATCGAGCATAAGAGTATTACCCGAATCTATCTCTCTTCTATCTTCCGGCCAGCTAACTTCGGGAAGGTCTAGGACGCGTTCAATTCTTGCTCCAGATAATTCGCTTGGAGGCACTACTTCGTCTAGGGAAGAGTTAGCTAGAACTGAGAATGCGTCCGAAACTGCGATTGAAACAACGGACTTCTTTCCCGGTTCGTACTGAATATCGAAGTCGTCAATAAAGCCGTTGAAGACTGGATAATTGTTTGAGCTAATGACAACTTCGCGTCGGGGGATAAGCTGCCCGTAATACAATCCGTTTTCGTAGAGCGGGTCAAAGAGTCGGTCGAAGTTATCGACGGTGATTGTTGCGATACCTGCGTCTATGCGGTCGAGAGCTTGGGACTTACCTCGACGGATAGCGACGGAAACAAGACGGGAAGAAATGTCAAAGAGCTTCGTTCCGCCTAGCGTGTAATCCGTATTGTCAAGAACGCCTTTTACTGCGTCGTCAAGTCGAAAAGCGAACGGGTCGTTTCCACCTAAGTCAAGACCTAGCTCTACCTTTAGAGCTGGGGCTGCCATTATGCGCCCTGCCAAACCGCGCCTGAAGTTCTTTCGTAAGCCTTGATAGCGTCAACGATTGCTTTTCCAATAGTCGCACCGGAACCAACTCCGCCTTCTACGTTTATGTTGTAGACGTTCTGTTGAGTTGGGTTATTGAATCTTGACTGAGTTCCGGTCATACCGATTTCGGAACCTAGAGTCTGAATTTCTCCATAGCCCGCGTTTATGCGTCCTAGAGCGTCAGCTCCCCCAGCGACTAGGCTCGCTGCTAGACGTGCGCCCGCTACTGGCCCAGCTTGAATTACTTGCGCGAGAAGTGTCGGGTTTAGTCCCATAGAAGATAATTGACTAATGTTTGTAGAGAATGCCTTTACCCGAGATAGAAGTTTATCCATATTCCGAATAATTGAATCTGTCGAACCACCTAGTTCTGGAAGGCTAAACGCTCCAACGATTGCGTCCTTGATACTTGCGAATGTGCTAGTGACCGAATCAGCGAATGACCTATAGATTCTTTCGCGTTCGTCCGCTGCGGCTTTTTCTGCGTCAATAATTGCCTGACGCTGTCTTTCTGCTTCGCGAGCGTTAGCTTCATTTTGAGCATTTATCGCTTCATTATTAGCTCTAATTGAAGCTAGTTCGGCTTTACCCGCAGCGGTTCGATTGAAGACGGCCTGTCTTTTATCTGCTACTCCGGCTTTAGCTAGATTGGCTTCAAGTTTTTTGAATTGAGCTTTATTTTTTACGGTTGAAAGAGCTAGTGACGCTGCTCCTTCGGTAAGCCCTTTTGCCTGAAGTTTAGTTAGTCGAGTTTGCTCTAGTAAGTTTTTTGATAAGACTCCTGCGAAAGTCGTTCCAGTCACGGCTGGAGAAGCAGCGCCAGATGTATTTTGAGCATTCTTTTCTAGTTCGGCTTGAACATTTAGATACTTAGAAAGATTGAAAGACTTGTCTAGGTTCATTCGGCGTTCTGCGGCGTCCGGGCCAACTGAGAGAACGGGTGGCTTATACGCAGCCGACGCGCTGTTTAGTCCTTCGATTGCGCTCTTAGCTGCGCCGTATTTCGTCGCGGCCCATTCTGCGTCTTGTCCAGATTTCAGAACTGCGCTTCCAAAGCTAGTGACGGTTGGAGTGGTAGCTCTCGCGCCTTCGTTGGTTTTTGAGATTCCGTCGATTATGAAACCAAGAGCTACGACCGCTGCGCCAATACCGCTCAATAACAAAGCGGAGCGCAGGAAACCAAGTGAGATAGTTGCCTTCTTAGCTGCTACGTCGGTTCCACCAAGAACGGTATTTGTAACAACTGCGATAGCGTTATAGATTCCTTGCGTTACTTTGATTAGGTTATAAGCCGTATTTAGAGCGAAGAGCGCACCCGAAACTTTGATAATTACTTCCGCGTTCTGAAGGAAGAACGTCGCTGTATCAAGAAGAGCTTTAGCTAATGCTTTCCAATCTACGGAGTTTACGGCGTCGCGTAGTTTAGAGCCAATCTCCGGAGCCATTTCTCGGAGGCCGTCCATAAGACTTCTAAGAGCTGGCATAACAATAACGCCAATTTCTTCGCTAAAGTTTTCTAGCTCAATACCAAGAAGTTCAATTTGTCCTGCGAAAGTTTGTGCGTAAGCTTGCGCTGAACCACCGAACTGAGATTGTAGTTCCGCAAGGATAATCTTCTGCGCGCCAAGAAGGTCGCCTGATTCGGTAAGAGCTTTTATCTGCTCTTTCTGTTGCGCGGTGAATTGAATACCAACTCGGCTTAGGGCTGTAAGTCCTTTTACCGGGTCGTTCAACGCCTTACCTAGACGGATAGCTTCGGTGCTTGCGTCGGTTCCCATAGCCCGGGAAACGTCTAGGGTTGCTTGAACTGTTTGGTTGAAAATATCGTTGTTTAGCCCGGACTGGTTCTGAATGTTCTTGAAGGTAAGAAGAAGGTTTGCGCCGGACTGAATTAGTTCGTCGTCTACTGCGGTTTGACGACTTAGAGTTTCAGAAAGGTTTGCGATATCTGCGGCAGTTCCATTAGCGGTAGTTCCAGTAGACCTAAGAACCGCTTCGGTCTGCGACATTATTCTTTGAGCTTCGGCTGCGTTCTGGACGCTCTTACCTAAAGCGGCAGCAACGACTCCGATTCCAACTCCGGCAATAGCAGCGTTGCGTCCTAGAGCTTGAAAGTTTCCGCGAACTTTGTTTAGCTGGTATTGAGCTTGCTTCAGACCCTTTGAGTCGAAGACTGTGATAATCGGTATTCTGACGGCCATTATATTACCTTTAGCTTTGCGTTCGTCTTGTCGGTGTATCTCTTTACGATTGCTAGGACTGCGGAGGACACGCCCTCTTTTCTAGCTTCGTATCCCTTCCAGACGTATCTAGAAGCCTTACCCTTAACCTTCTTTAGCATTCCTCGAGCGTTCTTTGAAGTAGCGTCCGGGCCAGAACCGACCAAGTCGAGAATCTCAAAACCAACTGCGTCATCAGGCGAAATTGCTTCGAAGCCAATTAGAGAACGCTCTTTGCCACCTCGACCTAGTTTTGCCGTTGGTCTTACGTAGGTGCGAATTTTGGGGATTGCGTATCTAGTTCTTCCGTTGTGAAGCATTCCGCCTTCTCCGAGTTTGTTTCCGAGGAGTGGAGAGATTTTTGGAACCTTGGATTCGATAGAAGAAAGAACCGAAGCAACTCCGGGCTCGGTTATGATTTCTTTTCTCATCTTATTGAAAAGCTCAGGTTCGAATTTTTTTAGCTCTCGGACTGTTGCGCCTAAGCCTTCAACGTCTACTCTTAGCATTCCAACCAGCCTTCCTTCTATCTATTCTACTGAACACAAATAAGTGAAGCCCCTGCGTTAGCAAAGGCTTCACTTATCTCGGAAGGTTCTTAGCGACAAGCCACCTGTTCATTGTCCATAACATTCGGTCGGATTGCTCCAATAAAACACTTGGAGGAATTCCGGACTCGACCGCTAGGGAGGCTATGAACCAATGAGCGGAGCTATCGCCTAGTCCGACTATTCTGTTACTTTTGGGTCTTCTGTTGCTCCAATAGCGTCTACTAGTTCTAGCCAAGCTTCGAATTCTTTGTCTGTTTGCTTCTTGCGCTTTTCAGAATGCCAAGCCAAGAAAAGCAACCAGCCCATTTTCGGCTCGTCTAGTTTTGCTATTGAAACGTCGTACTTGTCTTCGAACGCCACCATATCGGGAGCCGATACAAGAACGTCTTTGTGTGTTCCGTCTGCGAACTCAATGCGTAGGGTTAGTTTCATTCTTTAGCCTTACGCGGTCGCGAAAGTGACTGAGCCACTTGTTGGGTAAGACACACTAAACGTTGCTAGGTCACCCACCGCACCTGCTACTGGAGATACGCTGTTTACATGAACGGTCGCAGTCCAGGTCGGGTTAGTTGAAGAAACCGAAGTTCCGTTCGGGTTTATTGTCACGGTTGCGATTGTTCCAAGTAGCGGGTTAAGAACGGTGTTGATTTCACCAGCTGCGTATCCGCTGTGGAAGTCTAGGGATACTGTTCCCTGCTTTAGTCCACCGATAACTTCTGTCCACCCGTTGCTTCCGAAGCTTGTCACGTCTACGTCAGTTGAGGTTAGCTCTAGAGTTGCGGCAGCAACAGAACTAGAAACAGTTCCGCCGTTGATTGTGACTCTTGGGTTGATAACTACATATTTTGGCATTTGTTTTGTTTCTCCTATTTTCCTAGCGGTTTTATTGTGCGTACACCACGACGTTGAATTCGGCAGCTAGATAGGTAACCTCGCCAATAACAATGGAGCCGTAGTTCCGCATATCGGTAACACGAAGAGAATCACATTTCCCTCCGAGCGTCCTATCTAATTCTATCGCCAGCTTTACGGAAGAAGTCCCGGCTGGCGTCACGTATGCGTCTAGAAGTCTTTGCGCGCTTCTTTCCCCAACTCTTCCGACTACACAAGTAATGACGAAGTTGTATTCGTCTAGTCCACGTGAACCCGCCTTGTCATAACTAACGCTTGCTACATTGATAATTGAGACAGGAGGGGAGATTGTATCCGGGGTTTCAGTAGTAGTTCTTAGCCCGGAGATTGCTCCAATAGCGGAGGCTAGTGCCGCACGAATGTCGGTAATTGAGGCCATTAGGCGAATCTAACTTTTCTATAAACATCTATCAAGTGCTTCACGTCCGGGTCAAGTTGAACTCCCACACGGATAGCCCCCATATCACCGAAGCCCGCGATTCCCAATGGCGAATCATTACGCTTGAAAATTCGAGCAGCTTGAATAACTGTTGCTTGCTTTACCGCAATAGGAACCGCTGACCAACCCCAAACGCCGATAACTCGAACGGTTGCTTCTCCGTCTAGGACGTTGAACAAAAAGTCGTCTACGGCCCTTATACGGGTTGCTGGGTGTCCTGTAAGACCGTCCACGTTTCCGTTTAGTGGCTCAAGCTGATAATCCTTAGCTGCC